CTGGCCGGGACGCGTCAGGGTACGTCATGGAGTATACGGGGGTCACATCGTGACCATCGTAAGCATCCAGACCACAGGACTCACGGAACTTTCCCGTTGCGTAAGTCTTCTCGTGGTTAACCTTGAGACCAAGGTGACGTAGCAATCCCTGAAGCACTATCCAGCTGTCAGCGGGAACGATCATATCGTCCCCGAAGACTCGGACCTCCCGTGAAGCCTTCCGTAGGCTCGATATCGTCACGTTCTGCCCTCGTGAAACGAGGACAGCGGCGTGTGCGAGTATCGAGAATACATAGGACTGTACGGGAAAGGTACATGCTGAACCCATACAAGCAAACTTACGCAGCTTGTGAAACTGCGGAGATTTGCGATCGATGGTGTTAACCACCCACCTAGTCCTTGAGGCGTGAAGAGCGGACACAAGAGACGGAAGTCTCCTGAACGTACGTTCAACTACCCACAAAGATAGGCGATCAGAGGCAGATGACAGATCAACTGTCACGTGACTCTGAGTATGGGAAGCTCGACGTGCAAAGTCCTGATTCTCAGTCTGATCACGAAAGTGAATTGACCGAGAAATCGGTGTCTTAGCAAGTCGCGTAGTGAGGAAGTCTTTAACTGATTGCTGGCACCATTGATGCGCAACAGGTTCAGAGGCGATCAGCCTTGGACCTTTGAGCGTCTTCGGGACAGCGATGAGTTTAGACGGAGGTTCGGAAGGAGAGAATCCTTTCCGAATCCCACCACTACGTACAGCCGCTGCCCACGAGCCGAGATTGGCAAAGCCAAAATCAGCAAGGGGGAAAACGGTTGAGAGCTTATCCGGCCAACTTGGGAAGTCATACTTAAACTGAGTATGACGTTGGTCAGACACAGCACCAGGTCCATGCTTAGTCCTCCACTCGTACGGGTCAAACCGTCCGAGGGATGCCGCAACGATGTCTGCAGTTCGTTGAACTGCGTCAAGCGTAGCGTATCCAGGTGTGGAGGGTGACTCATCATCGCTGATACTTGCTGTATCAGGGAAGAGAGGAGTAGGAGCGACGATATTCCGATGGCCAAAATGGACATCAGATAAATCATCAATCCTAAGTTCATCTTCATCCCAGTTAAGGGAAGGAGACTGAACTTCACGGTCGATCTCGAAAAACTCATGAACGTGTTCCCATGTTCTTGAGTCGCTACACGGCACCTTTACC